GTTGGCAATTTTCGCAATGTCAGGCGGAAAGTCGGCGTGAGAGCGAGGTTTTAGAGCCATGGCGCGTAGGGTGAAGGCCTCGAGCACCGAAGGCGCGGCGCTGGCGTTTCAGAACGTCCTGGCCGACCCATTGCCGCCGCCGTGGCCGCTTTCGGAGCGCCAGAGGCCGATCTGGGATGAGATCCTGTTGAGGCGCAGTCGCGACGAGTGGCAGGCGGTTGACCTCCGGTTCGCATGGGAGTTGGCCGACGTGATCGGGCAGTTACACGAGGAGGAGAGGCGTCTTTCGGAGGAGGGGCTGATCCTTGTGTCGAAGGCTGGTCCGCGCGCCAATCCGCGAGCGTCGATCGTCCTGCGGCTGAGCCGACGGGCCATGTGGCTCGGCGTCTATCTCCGCATCCATCCCGCCTCGGACGCCGGGCACCCGCACCTGGTCGGCGGCATGCGCAAGACCGAGAAGGAGGCGAGGACTGCGGTCGCGATGCCGCCGCCGGCGGCGAGGCGGTCAACGGTCGAGGTCAGACGGCAGGCGCAATTGCTGCCGCAATGAGCGATGCTGCAACGCCTCCCAAAGACACGTTCCTGGCGCAAGATCGCACCTGAGAAGTGGACGGCTGGCGATCTGGTCTGCGGCTTCATCGAAACCTATTGCCTGGTGCCTGAGGGCAAGCTGGTCGGCAAGCCGATGCGGCTCGAGGCGTTCCAGCGGAAGTTCATCTACGACGTCTTCGACAATCCCTACGGCACGCGCCGGGCGATCCTGTCGATGGCGAGAAAGAACGGAAAAACGGCTCTGATCGCGGCGCTGCTCCTGTGCTTCGTTGCCGGGCCGCTGTCGGTGAGGAACGCGCAGATCGTGTCGGGCGCGATGAGCAAGGACCAGGCGGCGATCATCTTCTCGCTGGCCGCCAAGATGGTCCGGATGTCACCCGAGCTGTCGCGGCTGATCCGGATCATCCCCTCGCCGAAGCGGCTGGTCGGGCTCGTCCGCAACGTCGAGTATCAGGCGGTGTCGGCCGAGGCGAAGACGGCGCACGGCAAGTCGCCGCTGGTCGCGATCCTCGACGAGCTCGGCCAGGTCGAGGGACCGACGTCGCCGTTCGTCGAGGCAATCGTCACCTCGCAAGGCGCTTACGAGGCGCCGCTGCTCATCGCCATCTCGACACAGGCGCCGACCGACGCCGACCTGCTATCGATCTGGATCGACGACGCGCTCCGCGGCGAAGATCATCACACGGTCTGCCACCTCCACGCCGCGCCGGTCGACTGCGCGCTCGACGACGAGGGCGCCTGGGCGGCGGCCAATCCCGGCCTCGGCTCGATCCGGTCTCGGAAGGATCTCGCCCAGCAGATCGACCAGGCGAGCCGACTTCCCGCCTACGAGAATTCGGTCCGCAACCTCCTCCTCAATCAGCGCGTCCAGCGCATGGCGCCGTTCCTGTCGCCGGCGGTGTGGAAGCTCGGCGAGCAGCCGGTGAACGTCGAGCTGTTCCGGCCAGGCCGCCGGATCTGCGGCGGGCTCGACCTTTCCAAGCGCACCGACCTCTCGGCGCTGGTGCTGGCCGCCGAGGACGACGACAGCCGGGTGCATCTGTTGCCGACGGTGTGGACGCCGGCGGACACGCTCCTCGCCCGCGGTCAGCGCGACCGCGCGCCCTATGGGGCCTGGGCCAAGGAGGGCTTCTTCACGACGGTGCCCGGCAAGGTGCTCGACTACGACTTCCTTGCGGTCAGGACGGGCGAGCTCGCCGGGGCAATGGACATCGAGCGGATCGCCTACGACCGCTGGAACATCGACGTCTTCAAGCAGGCGCTCGCCCGGGAAGGGGTGATCGTCGAAATGATGCCCTTTGGTCAGGGATTCCGCGACATGAGCCCGGCGCTCGCCATCTTCGAGGAGCTCGCCATCGCCGGCCGCCTGGTCCACGGCGGCCATCCGATCATGCGCTGGTGCATCTCGAACGCGGTCGTCGAGCGCGACGCGGCCGATAATCGCAAGCTCACCAAGGCCAAGTCATTCGGCCGCATCGACGTTGCGGTGGCGGCGCTCATGGCGGTCGCCGCTCTCAAGCTGCAGACCGAAACTCCACTAGATATTGCGGCGATCGTCGCCTGAACCACTGCATATTGATTTTTTGCGACTGTGGACATATCGTGCCGCCAGCAATCCGGCAACGGTGGGGCAGCCTGCCCGTAAATCCGGCCGAGCGACCTCGGCGCGCTGGATGGGCGATCAATCTGACACCTCGACGCGGAACCGCCCCGGCAAGGCCGAGCGCGGCGCCGACCCTCCCGACCGCAAGGACGAGACGGATCGCCGCTGATGCACGAGGTGATCTACCGCGCCGCCACCCAGTCGGCCGACGACCCGGCCGAGTATGTGCTGTCAGACGAGAGCGTCGACCGCATGGGCGACGTGATCATGGCCTCGGGCTGGGAGCTCTCCGACTTCCGCAAAAACCCGATCGCGCTGTTCAATCACGACAAGGACGCCGTGATCGGCCGCTGGACCAATGTCCGCATCGACGGCGACCGCCTGCTTGGTCGCCTGGTGCTCGCCGCTGCCGGCACCAGCCGCCTGGTCGACGAGGTCCGCGCGCTGTTTGAGCAGAAGATGCTCCGCGCCGTTTCGGTCGGATTTCGCGTGCTCAAATCCGAGCCGCTGACCGAGGACGCCGACAAGTATTTCGGACCGTTCCGTTTCCTCAAGCAGCAATTGCTGGAGGCGTCGATGGTCGCGGTCCCCGCCAATCCGAACGCGCTTCAGGTGAGCCGTTCCTATCCACTCACCGCCGACGCCCAGCGTCAGCTTTTCGGCCCGAGCGCATCAGAAAAGCTCACACGCCCGTCGGCGCTTTCCCGCGTGACCGCATCGACAACCTCCCGAGGACGCAGTCCCATGTCGACCCTCTCCCGCCGCATCGAAGCGGTGCAGAAAGAACTGAACGCCTACCGCGACCGGCTCGACGAGCTGTCCAAGATCGACGACCCGAGCGAAGACGACATCCACGAGATCGACGAGCTCACCAGCAAGCAGATCCCCGAGACGAAGTCGGCTCTCGAGCGCCTCGAGCGCATGGAGAAGACGCTCGGCTTCTCAGCGGCCGACCAGGGCGACGCCGATCAGGCCACCGACAAGTCGGTCGCCATCATTCCGCCTGGCAAGGACCGCCCGTTCGCCTTGGCGAAGAAGAAGCTCGAGCCTGGCGACTTGATGTTCCGCGCCGTCGCCGCGGGTGTCCGCGCGTTCGGACAACAGGTGCCGCTCGATCATGCTGCCCGCGAGATGTACGGCAACGACGAGGCGTTCAACGTCGTACTTCGCGCCGCCGTCAACCCGGCGATGACCACGGTCGCCGGCTGGGCGGCCGAGCTCGTCCAGACCGCCAATGCCGGATTCCTCGACCGCCTGGTCGCGGAGTCGATCTACGGGCCGCTGTCGGGCATGGGCGCCCGCTACGACCTTGGCCGCAACGGATCGCTCAAGATCCCGGTGCGGGCCTCGACGCCGCGGGCGGCCGGCGCCTGGGTAGGCGAGGGCGCGCCGAAGCCGGTCAAGCGGATCGGCCTCGGCCAGGTGACCTTGACGCCGCACAAGCTGGCGGTGATCACCACCTTCACCGAGGAGATCGCGATGTCCTCGATCCCGGCTATCGAGGGCCTGCTCAGGCAGGCGATGGCCGACGACACCGCGGAGGCGCTCGACGGCTTCCTGATCGACAACGTCGCGGCCTCGGCGACCCGCCCGGCGGGCCTGCTCAACGGCGTGGCGCCGATCACCGCGTCGGCGGCCGCGACCGCCACCGCGGCGATGGTGGCCGACCTCAAGGCGATCGTCGCGGCGATCATCGCTGCCGGCGGCGGCCGCGACATCGCCATCCTCCTCAATCCGGCGCAGGCGATGGGGATCGGCTTCGCCCAGACCACCACCGGCGACTTCGTCTTCGAGGGTGTCGACCAGGCGGGCCAGAAGTTCCGCGCCCGTTTCATCGTCAGCCGGACGGTGCCTGCCGGCACGGTGATCGGCGTCGATGCCGCCGACTTCGCCACCGCCACCGGCGACGCGCCGCGCTTCGCGGTGTCGAACGAGGCGACGCTCCACGAGGAGGACACCACGCCCCTGGCGCTCGGCACGGCCGGCTCGCCCAACGTCGTGGCGGCGCCGATGCGGTCGCTGTTCCAGACCGACTCCGTCGCGATCCGCCTGTCGCTGTTCGTCACCTGGACGATGCGGCGTACCGGCATGGTCCAGGTCATCCAGAGCGTGATCTGGTAGCGCGTGCTCGCTCACCCGTCTCGCCACCTCGGCGGGGCGGGTTCCGTTTGGATGGAGAGGATCGGGCAAATGGACCTGGACGTTTTCACCGTACCCGACGATCCGCACGAGGGCGGCGGCCAGGAGGTCTTCGATCCGGTCAATGCCTGGCCTGACGCCTCCTCGCGGATCTACGTCTCCACGCATCGCTCGGGCGAGTTCGGGGTCTATCAGTACGGCTTCGACCCGGTCACCGGACAGGGTTGGTTTCGATCCCTCCCGGAGCCTGGCGCGGTCTGGTCGGAATGGGTGACGTCGGGCTCGCCGCCGGCGCCGGTCGTCATCGCCTCGCTGGTTCCCAACAGCATGGTGCTCGGTGGCCCCGAGGCCGAGCTCGCGGTCGTCGGTTCAGGATTCACCGAGGCGAGCGTCATCGTCTTCAACGGCGGCGACGAGCGGACGACGTTCGTCGACCCGACCCGGGTCACCACGATCATCAAGCCGGAGCTGGTGGGCCAGCCGATCACGGTCCCGGTTCACGTCCGCAATCACATGCGGGTCAGCAACATCGTCGATTTCACGTTCACGGAGGAATGACAGATGAGCGACGAGAGCAGGCAGATCGAGGCGACACTCGGGCCATACCGCGGGCAGCGCTTGACCGTGCCGACGGCCGACGCCGACCGGGCGATTGCTGATGGCTGGGCAACTGATCCGTTCGCACCGCCTGTCGAGCCGAAGGAACAGACCGAGGAGGAGCGCGCGAGCGCGATCGAGGCGGCCGAGAAGGCGGCCCGCAAGCTCCGCGGCGAGGAGGAGGGCGAGGCCAAGCCCAAGGCCAAGGGGCCAAAATCCGAAACGCGGGCGATGGAGGCTGACGCCGGCGAGCCCTACGCGACCCGCGAGGCGGCGTCGACGACCAAGAAGAAGTAGCCGATGGCCGCGGTGGATCTGATCCGCCGCGTGCTCGGCCGGACCGTCGCGCGCAGCATCGAGAGCGGAACCCCGGGCACCGAGGGTGAGCCGAAGGACGGGCCCTGGCATATCATCAATCAGGGCTGGCTCCCGGAGCCATGGGGCTACCTCAATTTCTGGCAGATGGACTACGACCCGCTGCCGGGCGGCTCGGCGGCGGTGGTCGAGGCGTGCATCGCCGCCTATGCCCAGACCATCGCAATGTGCCCAGGCGACCACTGGCGCGGCCTCGACGACGGCGGCCGCGAGCGAGTGAAGACCTCGGCGCTGTCGCGCCTGCTCAAGCGGCCGAACGACTACCAGTCGCGTTCCGACTTCCTGCTCGACCTCGCGAGCGACCTCTACCGCCACGGCAACACCTACGCCCTGGCAGAACGCAACGACCGCTTCGAGGTGGTGGCGCTCCATCCGTTCGATCCGAGACAGTCGCGCCCGACGATCAGCCGGACCGGCGAGATCTTCTATGAGCTCCAGGGGAACGACATCGTCGACGGTGACCGCGGCCTGTTCGCCTCGCTCCGCGGCGGTCGCGGACCGGCAATCGTGGCGCCGGCGCGCGACGTGTTTCACGTGAAGCTGGAGCCAGAGCCGGGCAAGCCGCTGGTCGGCATCCCGCCCGCCCGCCATGCCGCCGTCGCGGTGGCGGCGCAGCGCGCGATCGGCGCCCAGCTCATCCAGGTCTTCGGCAACATGAACCGCCCGGCGGGCGTGATCGAAACCGACGCCAATCTGCAGGCAGTGCAACTGGTCGAGCTCCGCAAGCGGTTCAACGAGGCCTGGAAGGGTGTCGACAATCTCGACGGCGGGCCGCCGATCCTGACCAACGGCTTCAAGTTCAAGCCGATCTCGGTCACCGCCAAGGATGCGGAGCTGACCGGCGTCGCCCGGCTCACCCAGGACGAGATCTTCATGGTGTTCGGCGTGCCGCCGGCGATCCTCGGCATGACCGACAAAGCGTCCTTCGCCTCAACCGAGGCGCTGATGCAGTTTTGGCTGGCCCGCGGGCTCGGCTTCGCGATCAACCACCTCGAGGTCGGGTTCGATCATTTCTTCGGCCTACGCGGTTGGCCTGACGAGTACGTCGAATTCGATACCCGCGCGCTGCTCCGGGTTGCCTACAAGGACCGCATCGAGGCGCTCGCCCGCGGCGTCCAGGGCGGCATCTATGCGCCCAACGAGGCACGCGCCGCCGAGGATCTTCCCGCCGCGCCCTACGGCGACGAGCCGCGCGTCCAGCAACAGGTGGTGCCGCTGTCGGCGTGGGCGAAACCTCCCCCCAGCACGCCTGGGCCCGAGTCGCCGCCGGCGGCACCGCCGGCCGCCGGTAGCGATGAGGAGGAGGATCTCAACGAGGACGACGAGAAGAGTCTCGCGGCCTTTTTCGAACGAGGCGTCGATGAGCACGCGCAGGCAGCTTGAACAGCTCGCCTATAGCCTCGGGCAGCGCTTCGGCAAGGAACGCGAGGCGCTCGTCGCGATGTTCGGCGCGCTCTCCAATGAGATCGGGACGCTCGCGACTGAGCTCCGCGAGCGTCTCGCGACGCTGCAGGACGGGCCGCCAGGGCCGCAGGGGCCGGCGGGGAAGGATGGAGCGGCCGGGGTCGACGGAAAGGACGGAGCAGATGGCAAAGACGGAGCGCCCGGCGCGGCGATCGAAGGTCCGCCTGGTCCAGCCGGCGAAAAAGGTGAGCGCGGAGATCCGGGCCCGGCAGGAGAGCGAGGCGAGCCCGGGCCGAAAGGGACGTTCGATGCTCCCGAGGAGTGGACGGAGAGGGTATATTACCAAGGGCAGCTGACCTTCCTCGACGGCTCAACTTTTTGCGCGAAACGGGACACGGGCCAGCGGCCACCGCACGACGATTGGACGCCGGTGGCGCTCGCGGGCCGCGACGGCGCCGACGGCCTGACCGGTGAGGTGCGCGGCCTCTACGATTCCGCCGAGCGCTACTCCAGGCTCGACCGGGTCGCCCATAACGGCTGCGAGTGGATCGCGGTCAAGGACGATCCCGGGCCCCTGCCAGGGCCGGGCTGGAAGGTCGGCGCGCAGCGTGGCCTGCGCGGCAAGCCCGGCCCAGAGGGCCCTCCAGGGCCGCAAGGAGTGCCCGGCGTCAGCATCGCGCGGATTACCGCCCGCGACTACACGCTGGTGATCGAGCTCGATGGTGGCGGCGCGCTCACTGCGGATCTGCGCGGCATGTTCGAACTCTACGACCAGGAGCGGGCGGGATGAGCTACGTCCTCACGCCCGACTGGACGACGCTGCCGACCGCGCTCCTGCCGCTCGCCAAGGCACAGCTCCACATCACTTTCACCGACGACGACGCGCAGATCACCCGCCAGATCGCCTCGGCGATCTCCTACTTCGAGAAATTCAACGGCCTGCAGATCTTCGGCGCGGCGGTCGCTTGGAGCCCGATCCTCGAGCTGGGCTGGTCGGCCTATCCGACTCCGGTCCAGCCGGTGCGATCGTTCACGGTGCTCGTCGATACGGTCGACGTCTCGACCGAATACGAGCTGCGCCAGCGATCCGCGGTCGAGCCGGTCTATCTGGTCAAGCTCGACGGCACGGCGTTCCCGGCGGCGGCGGTGATCACCCTGCAGGCCGGCTACGACGACGCCTCGAAGATCGACCCGAGCATCGTCGACGTGATCCTCCGCGTCACCGCGGCGCTCTACGAGAACCGCGAATCGATTTCGGCCACCGCCATCGATCAGGTGCCGTTCTGGCTCAACGACCTGATGGGCGGCCACTGGATTCCCCGGGCATGAGCGCACCAGCGAAATTCGGCGCAGGCCAGATGATCGAGCGGGTCGCCTTCGACACCCGGGCGGCGATCGACGACGGCTTCGGCAACGTCGTGGCTGGCGACTGGCAGGAGCAATTCCAGAGCCGGGCGAAGTTCGTCTTTCTCCGCGGCTCGGAGACGGTGATGGCCGGGCGCCTGGAAGGCACCGAGGCCTTCGTCGTCCAAGTGTGGGCCAACGCGCAGACCCGCCAGATCAAACCCGACTGGCAGATGCGGGATTTGCAGCGCGGCGACGCCTTCAACATCCGGAGCGTCGAGGGAGATCGGAGCCGGGCGCTAATCGATCTGCTCGTCGAAAGCGGCGTAGCGACGGGGTAGCGGCGATGTGGGTGCTTTTCCTCGCCGTCTACGACTTCAACCCGCCGGAGCGCCACGGCCGGACGACGATCACCTATCGCGCCGGCCAGCTGATCCTCGTGCGGCGGGTTTGCGCTGAGGCGGCGATCGCTCGCGGCGTTGCGATCGTCGCCGTCCGGCCGACGCGGGAGGCACGCTGATGGCGATCGCCGGCACCCGGGTCCAAGGCCTCGACAAGCTCAATCGCAAGCTCCGCGACATGCCGGAGGCAACGCAGGCCGCGATCCGGAAGTCATTCGAGGGCGGCGCGCAGGAGATGGTCGACATGGCGCGGCGGCTCGCGCCGATAAAGACCGGTGCGCTGCAGCGATCGATCGACTGGAACTATGGTGCCGCGCCCAAAGGCTCGTTCGGTGTCGGCTCGCGATCGACGGCACCGGATTCGATCACCATCCACGCCGGCGACAAGGACGCATTTTACGCGCGGTGGGTCGAGTTCGGCACCGTCGCCAGGCCGGCGTCGCCGTTCTTCTTCCCGGCCTATCGCAGCCTCAAGAAGCGGATGGTGTCGCGCAACAAGCGCGAGATCAACAAGGCGGTCAAAAAGGTGGCGGCCGGTGGCAACTGATCCCGCCCTCGCGCTGCAAGGCGCACTGATCGCCGCCATCAAGGCGATCCCCACTGCGGCCGGCAACAACGTGTTCGACTCGGTGCCGTCGTCGAACCCCTATCCGCGGGTGACGGTTGGAATCGGCCAGTCGGTGCCGGACCCGGCCGATTGTCGCGACGCCACCGAATCCTTCGTCCAGATCGACGCGTGGTCGCGGGCGGTCGGATATCCCGAGGTCAAGACCATCGCCGATCTGATCCGCGGCCGCCTGCATGACGGCGCGCTGGCGATCAGCGGCCACGTGCTCGACCTGATGAGCGTCGAGCTCTCCGACTACAGCCGCGATCAGGACGGCCTCACCAGCCGGGCGCGGCTCAGCGTCCGCATCATTTCTTCGCCGGCCAGCTAAAGGAGGACCACCAGATGGCACAGCCGAAGACTATCAAGGGCAGCAAGGTGCTGATCCTGCTCGGGGACGGAACGACGCCCACCGAGGTATTCGCCGCGCCGTGCGGATTGACCACCAAGGGCATCACCTTCACGGCCGAAAGCAACGACCAGAATGTGCCCGACTGCGACGACCCGGATGCGCCGACCTTCACCGCCCGGGTGATCGCCACGCTCAGCGCCGCGATCAACGGCGCCGGCATCCTGGCGCTGGAGTCGCTCGAGGACTGGCGGGAGTGGTTCGACTCGGGTCTGGAAAAGAACATCCGGCTCAAGCTCGACGCCGCCGCGCCCGAGGGCGGCTACTACCAGATGAGCGCGGTGCTGACCTCGTTCGCGATCGGCGGCAATCAGGGCGAGCTCGCCACTGTCGACGTCGGCATCTTGTCCAACGGCGCCTGGGCGTGGACGCCGGCGGTATGAGTCGGGACGGGTCGATCAGTTTCGTCTACGGCGATGGCGAGCATCGGTTCCGACTGGCGATCGGCGGCCTTCGCGAGCTCGAGGAAAAATGCAAGGCGGGCTGTCAGGAGATCTTCCTTCGGATCGCCCACGGCAGATGGCGGATCGACGATCTCCGCGAGACGATCCGCCTCGGGCTGATCGGCGGCGGGATGCCGCCGGCCGAGGCGCACATTCTGATGACCCGTTATTTCGATCCGCCCGAGCGGCCGAAATTGGAGGCAGTCGAGCCGGCGATGCGAATCCTGCAGGCGGCGCTGGTCGGGGTCGAGGACGAGCCGATGGGAAAAGCCGCGCCGGCGGGCGGAAACGCGACGACGGTGCCGCCGACGGAAGAACCAAGTGGGCCAGAATCTACGGCACCGGAGCCGCCATCGGATTCGGGCCGCGCGAGGTCGATCAATGGAGCCTCTGGGAATTCTTTGCAGTAGTCGACGGCTGGAAGCAGGCGCACGGCGTCGAGGACGCACTTGAGCCGCCGTCGGCCGAGGAATTTTACGCCATGCGCGAGCGGGCTGGACAGGGTTGGTGATCAATGGCCGAAACCACCGATCTGCAAAAACTGGTCGTCCGGCTTGAGGCGCAGACCGCGCAATTCGAGCGCCAGCTGAACAAGGCCACTGCATCCGCCAACCGCTCGGCCAAGCAGATCGAGACGCGATTCCAGACCATGCAGCGCGGCATCGGCCGGTCGATCGGCTTGATCGGCTCGACGCTCGGCTCGCTCGGGATCGGCATCGGCGTCTCGGCGCTGGTCAGCGGCTTCCGGAACATCACCGCGGCCGCCGACGATCTGGTCGATACCGCCAACCGGATCGACTTTCCGATCGCCCGGCTCAAGGCGTTCCAGAACGTGGTGGCGCTGAACGGCGGCAGCGTCGAGCAGGCGACCGCGGCGCTGGACAAGTTCGCCCTCAACGTGGCCGACGCCGCGACCAAGGGCGGGCCGCTGGCCGACGTGTTTGAGGCTAACGGCATCGCGATCCGCAACGCTGCCGGCGAGATCAGGCCGATCGAAGATCTGCTTGACGACTACATTGCGCTGATGGGCCGGGCGGCCAATGCCACCGAGCGCGGCAAGTTCGCCGCCGTCGCCTTCGGCAAGGCGAACACCGAGATTGCCGGCGCGCTCGGCAAGGGCACGGCGTCGGTCGCCGAGTTGAACGCCGAGGTCGAGCGGCTCGGGCCGAATTTCGAGGAACAGCAGAAACGCCTCGCCGAGGCCAACGACACCATCGACGTGTTCCTCCGCTCGATCGGTGAATACGCCACGATCGCCGCGGCCGAGGGCATCAAGGCACTTCAAGATTACGGCGATCAGGTCGACGCGCTCGGCGAGGTCACGCGCAATTTCGTCAACGATCCGAGTGTCCGGACCTTGCTCGATCTCCTCTTTGGCAAGGGCGCCGGCGAGTCGGTTCTCGGGGCCGAGCTCAACGCGACCAGCGAGCGGATGATCGAGCTTGAGGCGGCCGCGAAAAATGCCGAGGAGCAGATCACCAAGCTGCAGGCCGAGATCAACGAGACGCGCGAAATCATGGGCGACGCCAAATCGTCGATGGTTGGCGACTGGGTCGACGTGGCGGAAAAAGGGATCGCCTACGCGGAAAAGAAGTTGGCGTTTTACAAGGCGCAACTCGCCTCGATCCCGCAGCTGCAGAAGGACGCGCTCAACGCCTCGATCGTCACCGGGACGTGGGGATCGACAGCGGCGTTGCCGGCGGCACCAGCACCGGGCGTTACTGGCCCGCCTGCGGTGCTGCCGGTCAAGGTCGATAACGCCGACGAGGTGGGCGACGCCGCGGCGAAAAGCTCCAAGCGATCGCAGGGCGAACTGGCCGATCAGCTCACCCGGGCGATTGGCGCATGGGAAACCCGCGGCATGACGATGGCGCAGGCGTACGCCGCCCGCGGCGCCGCCGGCGAATACGGCCGCTACCAGATCATGGAGGCCAACATCGGTCCGTGGTCGCGGGAACGCTACGGCTACTCGGTGTCGCCGGCGACCTTCGCCGCCAACCCGCAGATTCAGGACGAGATCGCCCGCTACAAGATCGGGCAATATCTCGACAAGTATGGACTGGAGGGCGCGATCCGGTCGTGGAACACCGGCCAGCCGGGCGGCACCACCACCGCCGGCTATGTGCCCGGCGTCATGGGGATGCTGGAGTCCGGTGCCGGCTTCGACTTCGCCGGCGCCACCGAGGGCATGAAAGAACTCGGCGACGCCACCGCGCTTCTGATCGATCGCATGGCCGAGGTGCGGGGCATGTCGGAGGACTTCCTCAACACGTTCGTCGACGGATTGCTCGAGGGGAAGTCGGCGGTCGAGGCGCTGGCCGACGCGCTCGAAGATCTCGGGCGATCGCTGATCCGCTCCGGTATCCACATGCTCGTCGGCTCGATCTTCCCGACGCCGACCGCTGGTGCCGGCCTGCTTGGCGCGCCGACCGGCGGCGGCTTCCTCGGCTCGATCTTCGGCCGCCAGACCGGCGGTCCGATCGAGCCGGGCAGTATCTATCGGGTCCACAAGGACGAGCTGATCGTGCCGCGCGGCCCGGGCACGGTGATCCCGGCCGGCGCGGCCCGGCGGATCGGCAGCGGCGACTATGCGCTGACCTATTCGCCGTCGATCGTCATCCAGGGCAATGCCGACGAGGCGGCGATCCGCACGATGCGCGACCGGATGCTGATCGATATCGAGCAGCGCCTGCCGTCGATGGTCCGCAGCGCCCATCGCGACCGGAGGCTTTGATGGCGAGCACGATCCTGCTTCCGAATTTCCCGCCGACCGGCTGGACCTTCTTTCTCGCGGTCAGCGACGAGATCGCCGGCGAGCGCGGCCAGCAGATGCGCGTCAAGCAGCTCGGACCCGATCTGTGGAACGCCCGCTATGAGGCCAATCAGTTGCGGCTCGGCCAGGCGCGGACGATCAAGGCGATCGTCGCCGGGCTGATGATGCAGCGGACCACGTTCTATGCGTGGGACCCAGCCGGCCAATACCCGGCCAGGGACCCGCTCGGCGTCAAGCTGACGCTGCCGGCCAACGTTAAGATCAACTCGCTCAATGCCGACTGGCAGCGGATGAGCTTGAAAGGGCTGCCGGCGAGCTACGTGCTCACCCAGGGCGATTATCTAGCGTTCAACTACGGCTCGCCGGTGGCCCGGGCGCTGCATCAAATCTGGTCGCCGACCACGATCACCGCCAACGCCAGCGGCACCACCGCCGAGTTTTGGGTGACGCCGCGGATCAGGCCGGGTGCCTCGATCGACGCCGTGGTGACGCTCGAAAAGCCGGCGGCCGAAATGATGATCGTGCCCGGCTCGCTGGTCGCTGCCGAGGGGCCGCGGATCGCGCAGATTGCCTTCGAGGCGATTCAGGTGCTGCCATGAAGTCGCTCAGCGCCGCCGAGCTCTCGGCGCTCGCCGCCCGATCGCTGGCGTTCCGCAATCTGGTGTGGATCACCGCCAAGAACCGGACCACCGGCGCGCTGACCCCGTTCGGCTTTTGGGATGACGTCGGCACCCGGGCGCTGCAGGTGATCGACGTGCTGACCGGCGCGACCGTCACCCGCAATTTCGTCGGCGCCGGATCGCTGTTGCAGATCGACGACGTGGTCGCGACCTCGGAGCTTCAGGTCCGCGAGCTGGTCATCCGGCTCAGCGGCGTCGACGCCACCGTGGCCAATGCGGTGCGCGGCTACGACGCGCGGCTGGCGCCGATTCAGGTCTACCGGCTGATGCTCAATCCGGCGTCGGGTGCGCCGATCGCCGCGGCCCGGGCGCGCTTCGTCGGCATCGTCGACTCGCTCAAGATCAATGACCCGACGCGCGGCGGCCAGGGCAATGTGATCGTCTCGGCGGCGAGCCAGATGCGCGAATTGAGCCGGGCCAATCCGGACATGATCTCGGACCCGAGCCAGAAGCAACGGGCCGAAGGCACCGGCAAGCCGACCGATCGCTTCTATCAGTACACCAACGAGATCGCGAACTGGTCGATCGCGTGGGGCGCTCTGTCGCTCAAGGCGCAGCGGCGCAACAAGAAGGGCAACAAGAAGGACAATCGATGAACCGTTTGGCGAACTGGCGCTCGGCGTTCTTCGCCGCGATCGATGCCCACCGGCCCTATCCGTTCGAGTGGGGCGAGCACGATTGCGCGCTGTTGACCGCCGACTGCATCAGGGCGGTGATCGGCGTCGATCTGGCCGATCGATTCCGCGGACGCTATCGGACCCAGACGCAATCCCTCGAGCTGCTGCGCGGCCTCGGCTATCGCGACACCGCGGCGATCCTCGCCGAGCACTTTCTGGAGATCCACCCGTCGGCGGCGATCGTCGGCGACGCCGCGCTGATCCCGACCAGCCGCCGCCGTCGTGCCGCGGTGGCGCCGGTGGTGGGTTCCGAGCTGGTGGTGTTCTCGCCCGGCGGCCCGATGGGTCTGGTATCGCTGACCGAGGCGTCGAGGGCGTTTCGGATCGAGATCGGGGAGGGCTGACGGTGCCTCCGGTTGGCGCGGCGATTGGCGGTATCATCAGCGTCTTCACCGGCGGCGCGCTGACCTTCGGCGGCATCGGCACGGCGCTGCTCAAGGTCGCGGCCGGCTTCGGCCTGACCTACATTTCCAAGGCGCTCGCCGGCAAGCCGGAGGACATGGTTGGCGTCGGCGCGGCCAGGCCGGGCGGCGTGCAGGCGTCGCTCACCACCGGCGATTCCAATGCGCGAACCATGATTGTCGGCCGGTGGGCCACCGCTGGCGCGGCGGTGTTCATGCGGGCGTTCGGCGAGACCAACAAGACGCCGCACGCCTACCTGATCCAAGTGATCAAGCTGTCCGACTTGCCGATCAGCAACGTCCTCGACGTCTATGTCAACGGCGAGAAAGTCACGTGGCAGAGCGGCTACAGCGGTCGCGGCTTCCCGGTGCCGCAATATCGGAAGAACGGCATCGACTACTTGTGGATCAAGGTCCACATGGGCGACCAGACCAGCGCCGACGACTATCTGACCTCGAAATTTCCCACCGGGCCGCGCGACTGGGACGCCGATCATATCGGCTTCGGCTGCGCCTACGCGGTGGTCACCAGCCGCTATTCCGAGAAGCTGTACTCGGGCCAGCGGCCGGAATGCATGTTCGTCCTCAACGGCATCAAGCTCTACGACCCGACCAAGGATTCGACCGTCGGCGGATCGGGCGCGCATCGGTGGGGACAGACCGACACCTACGAGTTCTCCAACAATCCGATGGTGGTGATCTACAATCTGATGCGCGGCATCCGCTACAAGGGCGCGTGGGTCTATGGCCTGCAAACCGTGTCGCCGGCGCAATTGCCGTTCGCCTCATGGGCCGCCGCGATCAACGAGTGCGCGCGGATCGTGACCAATCGCGACGGCACCTCCAACGCCCAGTATCGCTGCGGCGCGGAGATCTGGTGGGACACCGACGCCGGCGCCGAGATCGGCGAGCTGCTCAAGTCATGCAATGGCCGGATCGCGGATTGCGGCGGCGTCTACAAGCCGAAGGTCGGTCCGAACGTCAGTGCGGGCGCACCGGTGTTTTCGTTCACCGACGGCGCGCTGCTGATGACCGACGAGCACGAATTCGAGATGTTCCCGACGCTCGACGATGTGGTCAACGGCGTCGACGCCACCTTCGTCGCGCCCGGCGATGGCTGGGTGGAAAAGGCGCTGCCGCCGCGGCGCCGGACCAGCTACGTCGAGGACGATGACGACCGCGAGAACGTCGCCGACGTGACCTACGCGCATGTCTGGGACAAGTTCCAGGCACAGCGGCTATCGGGAGCGATCCTGAAGGAGTCGCGGCGGTTCCGGCGCCATGTCGTGGTGCTGCCGCCCGAGGCCTATGTGCTTGAGCCGCTCGATTTCGTGTCATGGACCAGTGCGCGCAACGGCTACACCAACAAGCTGTTCCGGGTCGAGTCGATCGCCGACCGCAACGACGGCGATCAGGTGATCGGCCTGCAGGAAGTCGATCCGACCGATTACGACTGGACGCCGGAAGACGACGAAGTCGATGTGCCCGACGGCATCCAGATCGTCGATCGCCCGCCAGCGCAATCGATCATCGGCTTCACCGCCGTGCCGCTGATCATCGACGGCGGATCGTCGATCGACCGGCCGGGCATCCGCATGACTTGGCAGGCCGCCGAGCTCGACGACGTGCAGACGGTCAAATTCGAGGTGCGGATGAGCTCGCCCACCGGGCCGTTGATCGCCCAGGATGAGATGGCGGCGCCGGAGGCTGGCCGCTATGACCTGACCAAGAATCTGACCAGCGGCATCGTCTATGTGGTGCGGGCGATCTTCGCCAGTCCGACCCCGACCCGTGATTTCGTCTGGACCAACTGGATCACCGTCACCACGCCCGAGACGCCGATCTTCATCGAGGCGTTCGCCGACGCCCTGCAGGAGCTTATCAATGCCGGCAGCGCCAGCGGCGCGGTGATCACCGAGAAGGTGCTGCCGACGCCGCCCGGGTTCCAGAACCTTTACCGGATCACGGTCTATGGCACCGGCGCCAACGCCAACAAGTCGGCGGGCTTTTATCTGTTCGTCGATTCAGCTGGCGTGCCTGGCGCACTGCTCGATATCGATCAGGTGGCGATCGGCAATCTGACCACGCGGCAATTCCCGTTCGTGATCGAGGGCGGGATCGTCAAGATCAAGCGGGCCGCGATTCAGGTCCTGCAATCGGCGCAGATCGCCGCCGGCCAGATCACCGTCGGCCATCTGGCGGTCGGCGCGGTGAGCGCCGCCGCGATCCAGAACGGCATCATCGATGGCACCAAGATCGCCCCCGGCGCGGTCAACGGCTCGAAGCTCGGGCCCGGCGCGGTCACCTCCGACAAGCTCGGACCCGGCGCGGTCACCGAGGGAAAGATCGGCCTCGACGCGGTGACGACGGCGGCGATCAAGGACTTCGCCATCACCCGGAACGAGATTCAGGACGCGGAGATTGTCGCGTCGAAGATGGCGATCGACTCGATCTACGCCAAGAACATCAAGGCCGGTGAGGTGAAGGCGACACACCTCGCCAGCCTCGCGATCGAAACCCGGCACATCGGCGGGCTCAAGCTGACCGGCGACAAGATCGCCGACCTGACGATCAAGGCGACCAACATCGATAGCGGCGCCATCAAAGCCGACAAGATTTATTCAGGCACGGTCCAGGCCGACAAGATTCAGACCAAGCATTTCAAATCTAATGAAGTTTCGACCCGGTACATGAGCGGCGCCGTTGCGGCGAACAATGCCCAGGTTTCGGTTAAGCGACGGGGCGGCGTCGTTCTGATCGGAACGTTTTCCTACAAATGCGACAAGGGGCAGACCTTGGAAGTTATCATCGTCAAATACGGGACCAGCGAGCCGGTCGGAAACTGTAAGTACAAACTGATACCGGGCGATGACATCAACGGGGCGGCGCAAGTCGTCGCGCTCACCGACCAGACCAACGACAACCAAACATATGTTCTCAAGCAGTCGTCAAAATCGTCGGCGCGGGAGGTAACTAATTACCGTCTTGTCGCGCTGCGAGTCGCTCCATAGCGAAAGGCAACGGCCATGATCGAACTCAATTGGCTGGACAGTGGCGACGGCGCGGCCGATCCCGGCGCGGGCAATGTCACCTTCAATGCCGGGCCGTGGACCGATGTGACCCAGATCGCGGTGTCGACCGCCGATCGCTTTGCCAATGACATCGCGCCCTGGCTGGACGGGCTGGCGCTGCCGACCAATCCGATCAAGGCGCTGTTGCGGCTCCAGGAAGTCAGCGACCCGTCATCCTGGGTGGAGTTTGCCGTTGAGGATGTGACCATCGCCAGCGCCACCCATCGCACGGTCCAGGTCGCTTTCAGAGCCCAGGGCGTCAGCTTCGCCTCGGCGGACATCGTCGGCATGACCGCAGCGCTATCCGGTGACCAGGGTGAAGCCGGTGCGCCTGGCACCGATGGCACCGATGGCGTGGACGGCACCGACGGCATCACGCCTGCGCCGCAATGGATCTATTCAGCCGCAACCGACATAGCCTCGATCGGTTCTGGCGAGATCGGCTTCGACAATGCCGATCCCTCGCTCGCCACAAAGCTCTTGATCGACGACACCGACGCCTTCGGCAACAGCCGAGTGCCGTACATCAACCGCTTCGACGACTCGGTCAACCCGACCTATCGCGCGGTGGTCACGCTCTACCGTCCGGTCGGCATGGGCTTCGTCGCCTGGCGGGTGACCGGGGACGTGATCCCGATCAGCGGCGGCTTCGAAGTGCCTGGGGTCTGGGAGAATGCCGGCGTCACCGCGCCGGTAGCGGGTGAGATCGTCGCGCTCGACCTGTTCCAGGCCGGCGGCAAGGGCGATCAAGGCGATCCGGGGACGCCGGGCGCAGACGGCGCCGACGGCGCTCCGGGCACGCCGTTCGATCCGGCCTCCATGTCGGGATCTTCGACCACCGCGGTGCCGGTGGCGGCCGGTGCGGTGACAGTGGTCGCCGAGCCCGGCAAGGTCTGGCAGACCGGCCAGCGGCTCAGACTGTCGTCACCGGACGCCTCGCTGATCCTCGAGGGGCCGGTGTCGAGCTATTCGGCAGCGACCGGCAACCTGACCATCCTGGCCGACTACGCCAAGGGGGTTGGCACCGGCGACACCTGGGTCATCTCGACGGCGGGCGAGCGCGGCGCCCAGGGCGACCCAGGACCGTCAGGACCGCCAGGCGCGCCGGGTGCGGACGGAGCGACGGGCGCCGAAGGGCCGGCGGGCCCGGCCGGCACGGACGGCGTCGACGCCGAGCCGGTCGACGTGGAGGCGTTTACCGGACGGTCGACCACGGAACTCCCGATCGAAGCCGGGCTCGCGGTGTTCGACACCGATCTCAACCGGGTCTGGGTCAAGGGCCAGCGGCTTCGCGCGGCATCGAACGATGCGGCCAAGGTGCTCGAAGGTGCCGTCTCGGAATACTTCCCGGCCACGGGCAACCTGACGATTTCCGTCGACCTGTTCATCGGCGCGGGCACACACAATGACTGGTACATCTCGATCGCAGGCGAGCGTGGCCTGACCGGCGGTGAGGGCCCTGGGGGCCCCGAAGGGCCAAGCGGCTCGGGACTGCATTACGACGCCTCGGGAACGCTGGCTGAGCGGGCAGCGTATGATGACCAGCCGCAAGGCTTTGCCTATCTCCAAACCGATGTCACGCCGTTCGTCTTGTTCGTCAAGGAAAGCTCGACGACGGCCGATTGGTCGGGCGGGACGCCGATTGAGAGTCCGACCGCGCTGGACGAAATCGTGCCGACCGGCGCGGTCCAATTCGACCAGTTCGCCTCGGTCCTGGCGGCCGCGACCACCGACCTGGGCGCGGTCAATTCCAATCTGATCGAACTGGGCGGCGTCGCCACTGACATCACCTCTTTCGGCACGGCTGACGAAGGCGTGTTCCGGTTTGTTCGGCTCAATGGCACGCCTGACCTGATCTACAATGCGATTTCGATGATCCTGCCGGGCTCGGCGGATATCGCCTGTCTGCCCAATGACACCTTCTTGGCGTTCAGCCTTGGCAGCGGCAATTGGCAGGTGACCAATTACAGCCGGGGAGGATCTCTCGGCACCGCCGTCGAGCTGGGCGACGTGATCCCGCTCGGCGCCCTGTCCTACGCCGGCTTCGAGGATATCGCCACCGCGCTCAACATGGACCTCGGCGCGGTCAACACTAACCAGCTGCGGTTCACCGGATCGACCACGATTGGCGGCTTCGGAACGGCCGATAATGGCGTATTCAGAATGATCCGGCTCGGCGATGCCGTCCAGATCAACCACTCGGCGTCGCTGGTCCTGCCTGGCGCGGCGAACATCGCCGGCGCGGCCGGCGATATGTTCACCGCCCAGTCGCTCGGGGCCGGCAACTGGATTGTCAGCGCCTACCAGCGGGCCAATGGCAAAACGGTGGTTGCGCTGACCGCTGCCGAGATCAGTTCGACCGCGACCGGCGATGTGGCGGCGACCAACGTGCAGGCCGCGATCGCCGAGCTCGCCTCCGAGAAGGCCACCGTCGCCGCGCTGAGCTCGGTCGCCGCCTCGATCCCGGCGCTGGCCTCGACCACCGAGGTACTGACCGGCACTGACACCGCCAAGGCGGTGACGCCGGACGCACTCGCGGCGCTGTGGGAGCGCGGCGCCGACGTGGCGTCGGCGGCGACGCTCAATCTTGGTGAAGGTGGTTATTTTGTTGTCACCGGTACGACGTCAATCTCGGACATTGATTTCGCCACACCCAAAAACGGGCGGTGGGCTTTTCTCCGGTTTGCCGGTTCTCTTACGCTAGTCCACAACGCCACGACGCTTTTACTACCCGGCGACGCAAACATTGTCACTGCTGCAGGCGACCGGGCAATCTTTGTGCAGGATAGTGCCGACAACGTTTATTGTCTGTTTTACCAGCGCAGAGACGGCACCTCGCTGAATGCATTGCCGCTAACCGGTGGCACGCTGACGGGCAATCTAACAGTCTCCCACGCCAGCCCAATTTTATGGCTTACTGACACCGATACCGGTGCCGACGGGCAGATTAGTGGTTCGAGCACTTCTGGCTCTTTGGCGATCCGCGCCGATCAAAACAACGAGGTTGCTAGCAGCCAATTGGTGCTGGGCTGTGACGGTACTGACGAGATGACGATTGGCGGCGGCACTGGCGGCGTGCGCGTCGGCGTGCCGACCGGAGCGTTCAAGGGGCTCGGTACGCTCAACGCGACCGCGGTCTACGACGACAACGTGCTTCTCACCTGCATGGCGATGGCCCGGAAGTTCGTCGAGACCGGCGTTTTTGACGATAGCGACGTCGCTCAGTGGGACGCCCGCGTTCCGTCTTGGGTCGAGCCTAAGCATACCGAAAAGATGCCGATCATGGTCGACGTCGAGGAGCTGGTTAGGGTTCGCCAGCCCAACGGAACGCTTCGTTTGGAGCGGCGCACCCGCAAGCGGCCAAAGACTGTCCTGACTCCAGTCTACGCCGAGGATGGCAATGACATAATTGGCACGGTTGAGGAACCGGCGACCGAATTGGTCACTATTCCGGAAAAGGTCATTCCGCGCCAGCATGGCCCGGCTCGGTTGTTCAAGCGGATGATCGACGATGGTTTCGACCCGCGCCAGCCGGCCCAGTACATCGCCAAGATGAAAGCGGACGGGGCGCTGCCCGGGATGCCGAACGTCGCGACGTGGCGGCAGAACGAGCTCTCGCAGGGTGAAATGTTCTGCCGGCTATGGCTGGCGACTGAGATGCTGGCGCTGGCCTTCGCGTCGCTCACCGCGCGGGTAGAGGCGCTCGAGGCAGGATGAAATGGGGGGATGGGACCCGCGCGCCATGGATGGCAATGGCAAGGGACCTCTCGGTTTCGGCTGGCCGCACCTTGCTCAAATCGTGCTGTTCGGCGGGGCGGTCGTCGCCGGTTGGGTTTCGCTGTCTAACCGGCTCGCACATCTTGATGATGAATTTGCCAAGGTGAGGGCGCGGCAGACCGACAACGAGGCGACGATCAAGCGGC